GTACGGCGTAGGTGCCTTCGTGTTCATCGGCCCGCCAGCCCACCGGGAAGCGGCTGCGCATGTCCAGGGCCACCGTCAGTTCGGGACGCCAGATGTCGCCGGTTACCGGGTGGGCCAAATACACGTCGGCGCGGTAGCCGTCGGCCACATACACGTCGCCGGCCAGGGCGTTCTCGGTAGAGCGGCGGATGTAGGCTTTCTCGGTCAGGCGGTAGAGGTTCTTGCCGATCCGGGCGGGACTGTTGCGGCCAAGCATGGCGGGTACTCCTGTTAGGTAGTTGCGCACCTGGTCGTAGCTGATGGGAAAGCCATCCACCTCGACCAATTGGCGATGCACGGCAGACATATCGGGCTTGCCTGGCGCGTTGAAATATTCCAGGGCAGGCCCCCACCAGCCAGCGGCTTCCACTACCCGGCCTTTGTGATCGGGCAACAGGGCGGAAATGCCGCCCTCGCGGTACTGGGCGCACCACTCGCAGATGGCGGAGCGGGAAGGAGTGGAGCGACCTGCCTTAGCCGCCCCTTCGAGCGCCACGGCGAAGTGGGTAGGCAGTCGCCCAGCCGTCCCACGCTCAAGCAATAGGGCCACGGCGTTGTTCTGCGTCACTCCCTCATCCACCAGTGCCCGGATGTAGGCCACTACGGTTTCCCGCCAGGTGGCGACTTGTCGGGCGCGGTCGGTGGCTTCGCGCCAAGGGTCGCGGCTGCGCAGTGCCAGCACCTTGGCCACAGGAAGTACCGCGACGGCGCCGCCCTGGGCCGTTTCGATGTGCTTGACCATTTGCCCTCGGCGCATGGCTTACTCCCCTGCCTTTTTGGCGGGACCCTTGGGACGACCCGGCCCCCTGGGCTTGGCGGCATCGCGTTTCTCTTCGCGGGCGGCCTTCTCCGCTGCATGGTTGTTTTCGATCATGGCGTAGTCGAGGCGCCACCGTTCCGCCTCCGACGGGGTCAGGATGTGCGTCCCCATCACCCGTTCCGGCATGTCGGGGGCCTTGGCCGTGTCTTTCATGCGCTCCACGATGTCCATGGCGCGGGCGGCGACAACGTGGGCGGCTACCCATACCTGCTCAAGCTGGAGCCGCCACTCGGGCAGGCTGGGGTCTTCGGCATTGACCTCATCGAACAGCTTTTGCAGGCTGTTCAAATTCAGTTCGGCGCCCAGTTGAAGGGCCATGCACTCTTCGCGGATTTCCTCGGTGCGCACCAGGAAATCGGTGGTGCGCTTCTTGGCCTCGGAGAGGCGCTTGACCTGGGAATTCGCCCGCTCCAGTTCGGCCTCGTAGTTTTTCTCACGGCGCTTCAAGGACCGCACTTCTTCCTTGAGTTCAGCCACCGTCATCAGGTCGGCTTTTTCGATCACGTCGTTGCCGGACTCGGCGGCCTGGTCGATGATCTCCTGCGGAAGCGATGCCAGAAGCATTACCTTGACCTTGCCCAGGGACAGTACATCGTCCAGTTGATCCTGGGGGAGATGCGTCACGAACTTGGCGATGCGCATGGCTTCATAGACGCGCTGCTGAGCCAGTCCGTGTTCATTGATCCAGGCGACAAAGCCGCCAGTCTCTGTTTCCGAACGTTCGGAAACGGAGGATTTATTCGTTCCGAAATCACCTAAAGACAGCAGTTCCTGCGCCCGGAGGAAGGCAAGGCCTGCCCGTGCAATCTCAAACATGGCCCGATTGATGGAGTCGGAACCGATTCGCGCCAACTCCCCCAAGTCGTCAGTAGCAATTCCAAACCTGCATGAAACCGCGATCAGGCTCAACGAATCGACCACCACGACCTCGTCGGCCTTGGTCGAATCCTGGACAGCAGCTACATCCACGATCCCCAGGTCGATGCCATCTTGGTTCTGATTGATCACGTCCAAGTCGTCCAGCGAGTAACCACCGTCCAGCGCCTCCGTTACCCATACCGGTTTCTTTCCCTTACCCGTCCAGGTCAATGTTTTTTCTTTGGGATGGCGGTATTTAATTCCTGACATTTCCCTGTCTCCTTATGCTGAGGTTGCGATGGCGTTGAGCTTCTCGGCGATTTCTTTGCCTTGGCCGAAATGGGCGCGACTGATGCCGCGTAGGACGTTCGAGGCATTGCGATATCCGTAACCCTCTTTGGCGCACCATTCCCGAAGGTTGGTTCCGCGCTTGCGCAGTGCATGCAGCACGGCGTTCCTATTGACTGCTGCTTCCATGTGGATATGCTCCTGTTACTGACTGTCAATGGGTCGCATTATGGGAACCGTTCGGTTCCCTGTCAAGGGGTATTTATGGAACAAACGGTTCATTTTGGCGACCGCCTACGGGAGGAGCGACAACGCTTCGGCCTAAACCAAACAGCAATGGGGGAATTGGGAGGGGTCACCAAAAAGACCCAGATGCTCTATGAGTCATCAACGCGTGCCCCCGATGCTGAATACCTGGCTGCCATTGCGGCGGCAGGGGCGGATGTGCTCTACATCCTCACAGGTATGCGTGGTGAAAACACCGCAAGTAGCCCAATGGAATTGGCCTACCTAAGGAACTGTCGGGCACTCCCGAATCAGGAAGCACGGCAGGCAGGCCTAAATGGACTCGTAGCTCTTCGCAATGCTTACGGCGTGCAACTTAATGAGGAATCAGATGTTGGTTAAGTTAAGGAATTTGCCCAAGTGGGCACAGTGGATGCCTGCTGTCATAGTGCTGTTATCAGCTTTATTGATCGGAGCACTTATTGACGCCAAGCAGGCCAAGAGCAATCAAACAGATAGCAACGCCGCCAAACTATCCTCCGTAAGTGCTCCAGCACCTGATGTCATGTCAATGCTTGATGCTGCAAAGAGAGGTGATTACCAGGCCCAAAGAAATCTTGCCTATGGCTTTGCAGCGCATCCATATCCTGGCCAGGAGAAAAACCGAGTACTGGGATGTGCTTGGTATCTGGTGGTATTGAACTCTGACCACCCTCAAGCGAACACCGACGACGAAATCAATGTTCAAACGTATTGCGGTAGCTTGGAGAAGGATTTGTTAGAAACTGCCAAAATCAGAGCCAGCCAGTTTCTAGGTGAAATAAAGGCAGGAGGGAAATAGCGAACCATGTTCCTCCTGACCAAAGACGGCAGAGCGGCTTACTTGGCTTTCGTTCGCAATCTTCCATCTCAGCTTTTGTTGCTGACGCCGGTTGTCTTTTTTCCTCAACTTCCCAAATTCAGTTGGACAAATGGCAGTGATTTAGCCGTTCTGGCAGCCTTCACCGTGATGCTGCTATTTGCGATGGTTTCCAACTTCCTTGAGTTTTTCCTCGCTGCCAACGATGCATCCTCAATCAAGAGTCGAATAGATAAGCTGCAAGATGATGGGCTCACGGGGTTTGCCCTTGCAAAGCAATCGATCAAGACCACCCCGCTAGGCGAGCTGCTAGGATTTTTTGTGGTTACAGCGTTCTTTTATGCTGGCATCGGGATCATCGCCTTCGCTCTGTTTCTAACCCACAAGCCCTAAAGCTGGAAACGTTTCACGCCTAACCCGGCCTCGCGCGCCCGCGTACCCTCCGTTTGTCATAACCCATGAACAAACGGAGTTTGCGCGATGAAACAACCCCGCCTTTTTGGGTGGCTGATTGCCACCGTCCTGCTGCTGGCCGTCATCGGCCTGCTCTATCCACACCAGCTTCCCGTTAGCCTCTACAAGCTCTCTCTGGTCACCATGGCCGGAGTGGTCGGGTATTGGCTTGACCGCTCTCTCTTCCCCTACGCCCGTCCCGATTCATTCATCGTCAAGATCAAGCCCGATGCGGAGGCCTGCGACATCGACCTGGGCAGCAATTGCAAGCTGACTCCGTGGGAAGTGGTCGATGGCGATGGCTTCATGTTCGCTATGGCCATGCTGCGCCGAGCCATCATCGTCGGCTGCGCCATGATGGCCATTGGCCTGGGGGCCTGACATGCACAGCCCCATCCGTCTCATTCGTAACAGCGGCTTTTCACTTTTCCTGGCTATTTGCAGCCTGGTGGTGTTTTTGACCTTCGCCGCTCTCACGTTGCTTGTTACAACCAGTTCCACCGCATATGCGCAGGACATCCCCCGTACTGCGCTCAAACATCGGGCCGACCTTACCCGTGCTGCCTACTCCGCTTGGGGTCTGGATGCCCCCATTGCCGCGCTTGCCGCTCAAATCCATCAGGAAAGCGGCTGGAACCCGGAGGCTGTCTCCCGCGTCGGTGCCACCGGCATGGCGCAATTCATGCCCGCTACGGCGCGGTGGTGGTGCGATGCCAACGGGCTGGCTGCTACCGAGTGCCAGCCGACCAATCCGGTATGGGCTATGCGGGCACTGGTGGGCTATGACCGCTGGCTGTTCGACCGGGTGCGTGGCCCTACCGAGTTCGACCGCTTCTGGGCCGCTCTACGGTCCTACAACGGCGGGCTGGGGAACTGGCAACAGGAAGCCGCTACGGTGCGTCCGGCATTGGATCGGAAGACGGTGGACGGCGCCTGTGGAAAGACGCGGAGACACCCCAGCCTCTGCCCGGAAAACCTGGGCTATCCCCGCCGCATCCTGAATGTATTGCAGGCCCGCTACTTGGCCTGGGGCCGAGGGGTAGCGGCATGAGTTTCCCCGTCATTTCGCCTCGGGTAAAGCTGCTGGTCATTGTGGTATTGGCAGGGCTCTTGATCGGAGCCTTCTACGCCTATGGCCAACAGCAATTCGGCCTGGGCGAAAAGGCCGAGCGCACCGCCTGGCTGACCCGAGAAAACGCCACTCTGACCAAGGCCAACGCCCGCATCAAGGAACTGGAGGACCAAGCCCGCGCAAAAGAGCGCGAACACGCCCAGGACATGGCCGACGCATCGGCCCAATACCAAAAGGACTTGAAGCATGAGAAAGCTGCAAAAGACCGCGTTATTGCTGATCTGCGCCGTGGCGACCTACGGCTGCAAATCCCCGTTACCTGCCCCGATGCAGCCGGTGGAAGTGCCACCGGCGCAACTGGCACCAGCACCGGCGGACGTGATGGTGAAACGCGAGCCGAACTTTCTGTCGAGGCTTCTGAGTTTCTTGTCGGACTCGCCAGTGAAGCCGACGAAGTCGTCCGACAACTGACTGCCTGCCAGGTAGTCGTCAATGCAGATCGAAAACACCAAGGGGAGCAGTAATGGCAGACGAACACAAGGGCGCCGACACCGCCCAGATTATGCACAGCATCGGTCAGCTCACCGGTGCGGTCAATGCGCTCCAGCAGGGGCTTACGGCACGAATTGAAGATATCCGGCATGACATTCGCCGGATTGAAGTCGCGCAGACGGAACGCCTCAACCACGTTGAGTCGAACCTGACCACTCAAATCCAACAGGTACGGGATGATGTGAACAAGCGCATCGACGGCCTGGGCACCCGTGTCACCAACTTGGAAGCCGAGGACAAGCGCCTGATCGAAAAAACAGCGAAGCTCAGTGCCGTGGGCGGCGGTGTGGGTGGTGCCTTGGCGGCGGCTGCCGTTGAACTCATTAAGCACCTCTGACCATGGCCCATTCCCAAGAAACCCGCGATAAGGTGCGGCAGCTTTACATTGAGGGGATGCCGCTCAATGGAGCCGCCGTGACTTGCGGCGTGAGCTACGACACGGCCCGGGATTGGAAGGCCAAGGCTCAGGCCAAGGGCGACGACTGGGACACGGCACGGGCTGCCTATCGCATCAGCGATCAGGGCATGGATGATCTCAACAAGCAACTGGTGGAAGACTTCGCCCGCCAGGTCATTACGACGACGCGGGAACTGGAAGAGGCCAAGATTCCGGCTGCGGACAAGGCGACGTTGCTGGCCCAGTTGGCCGATGCCTATGCCAAGTTCAGCAAGGCATTCTCCCGCGTTAATCCTTCTTTCTCCGGTCTGTCGGTGGCCCTGGATACGCTCAAGACCCTGGCCGACCACCTCAAGAAGACCGACCCTGCTGCGCTTCGCGCGCTGCATCCGCATCTGGAAGAAGTAGGGGCCATCCTGGGCAAGCGGTATGGCTGAGTTCGACTGGGGCGACCCTTATGAAGACCTAGAAGAGGTCAAAAACCTCGGCGACTTCCAGAAGAAGATGGAGGCGATGGGCGAAGAGCTACGCCAGACCATCGAACTGGAGTGCGAAGCCTTTCCGGTCGATCCAGTCGCCAGCAAGGCCCGGCGGGAACGGGCCGTGGTGGATTATCAATTCTTTTGCCAGACCTATTTTCCGCACTATGTGCCGACGCCGCATTTCTCTCTGTTCCAGCAGTTCATCTTCCATCGTTTCCCCCAGACCATCGACGGCCCTACGGATGGCCGGGAAGTGCATGAGGCGCCACGTGGCGAGGCCAAATCTACCTACGAAACCCAGCTAGGCAGCCTGTGGTGCATCTGCCGTGCTGACTACCTGGCAGAGTTGGTGCCGACGGCTTCAAAGAAGGCGCGCAAGCACCTGATCGGCATCATCATGAACACGCTGGAACAGTCGGCGGAAATGCTGGAGGCGATCAAGGCCGAATTGGACAGCAATCCCCGCCTTGCCGCCGACTTTCCCAAGGCAGTCGGACAGGGGCGCATCTGGCAGGCCACCACGATTCTTACCGCCAACAATATCAAGATTCGTGTGGGCGGTACGGGTAAGAAGATGCGCGGCATGAAGCATGGTCCGCATCGCCCTGACTTGATCTTCCTGGATGATCTGGAAAACGACGATAACGTACGTGACAAGGATCAGCGCGACAAGGTAGAGGCGTTCGTCACCAAGGCCATCGTCGGCTTGGCCGGCCCGGCGGGCGGCATGGACATCTTCTGGCCCGGCACCAGCCTGCACTACGACGCCGCGATCAACCGCGTGTCCCGCAAGCCGGGCTGGCGGCGTCGGGTGTTCAAGTCGATCATGACTTGGCCCGACCGCATGGACCTATGGGACAAGTGGGAAGGCATCTATACCTCGGCATCCACCAGCGACGATGACGACGCCAAGGAAGTGGCCGAAGCTGAGGCGCTGGCCTTCTACCAGGCGAACCGGGGCGTGATGGAAGCCGGTGCTGTGGTGTCCTGGCCGGAGGTTCGACCGCTTTACCGCTTGATGTGCATGCGGGCCAGTGACCACGATGCCTTCAACCAGGAACAGCAGAACGAAGCGGGCAACGATGACACGGCCCCGTTCAAGACCGTGCAATTCTGGGTGGATCGGCGCAACGACTGGCTCTTCTTCGGTTCCATCGACCCATCACTGGGGAAGAAGAACAAGAAGCGCGATCCCTCGGCAATTCTGGTCGGTGGCCTGAACCGCAACACGATGGTGCTGGACGTGGTGGAGGCGGACATCGCTCGACGGGTTCCCGACCTCATCATCAGCCGCGCCATCGACCTACAGGCTGAATACCAGTGCCTGGCTTGGGGCGTAGAGACCGTTCAGTTTCAGGAGTTCATGTACACAGAACTGCTCAAGCGGGCGGCGCTTGCAGGTATCGCTTTCCCTGGTATTCCGATGCCCGAGGATGTCGAGAAGGAACTGCGCATCATCAGTCTGCAACCGCATGTGGGTAACGGGAAGATCAGGCTGCACCGCTCACAGACGGTGATGGTCGAACAGTTGAAGTTCTGGCCCGAGGCAGACCATGACGACGGCCCGGATGCCCTGGAAAAGCTCTGGAAGCTGGCCACCCAGTTTTCGGGCGAATGGATTTACACCTCAGCGGCGGCCTCCCGGCGCGACCGCCGAAGCACTAGCCGCGTCAGCGGCAATTCTTCTGACGATTGGGACGACGATGATTAAGGACAAAATCAATGCGGCTAAAGCCGCACTCACCGCTGTAGCCCGAAAGGGACTGACTGCCTTGCAGGCCGGGCCACGGTCCGCGCAATCGACGGCCCTCAACTATGCCTCGGTGAATACCCTTGAACCCTCCCGGCTGGCGGCTGCCTTTACCGCTGCCGACCAGGGCTTTATTACAGAGCAGGCGAGCCTGTTTGAA